TGATTTGATGTGCGCTCGGTGTAGTCAAAAATCCTCAGCGGAAGCGGCATGCCGCTTTGATCGCTGGATTTCAGGTAAAAAACAGTGTTCTCGCTGTCCATCAGCATAACAGAGCTTCCGGGAGCGACCATATATGCTTTCGCCCCTTCCTCCCCCTGAACCCAAATAGGATTACTCTGTGGGGTTGGAGGTGTGGGTTGAGGTTGTGCGGGGCTGGGAATCATGGGCTGCTGCATTTGATTCTGGCGAAGCTGAGCCAGACGGTCAGGGACAGGCGCGGAAAACCCGCCTCTCTGTTCCCCGGGGTCTGGAAGGTAATAATACTGTCCCATTGTCAACACTCCTTTGTCCAATAGTAAACGGGAACTTCTCCGCCGCTGTCCCAGGAATCAAACCACTGGCCATCCTGGACACACAGCACATGCCGCCCTGGCATGGACAGAATGAAGATTCCAACGGGGTGGTCCGCGGCAAAGTCAGCAACGGTATAGCAGTCCGGGCAGGTATCGGGCAGAAGATGACGGGTAAAGCCGCGGTCTCTCAGATATGGGCCCCAAACGCTATCCGCATTGGGCATATCTCCAAGACAGAACCCCTTGAGGGCCAGCTCCACATAGGTCTGTTCCCAGCTCTGTTCCAAAGCCATCGACAACGCCCGGACAGGGCAGTCCCCAACGCTTTTATTAGTTGGGTTTGGGTTATAGTAGGCGTAACTCATACGGCACAAACACAACGTTTATGGCGGCTTTCCGCCTCCTGGATATATCGCTCCAAGCCGTTGTCATTTCCTTGCTGCCGGAACCACGCTACTGTCTCTACAGCGCAATCCGGGCGGATACCCGCCTGTACCAGCCGAGTAATGGTATCCATAGAATCACATCCTTTACAGATAAATTTTCGCACAAAAAACGGCAGGAAACCTATCAGTTTCCTGCCGTTTTTCTATCAGTTTTCTATCGCAATACTTTGTCGATTTTCTTTTTTATGGAGCGCAACCGTCGGTTAATTGTTGCTTCTGACATGGGCATTCCCATCTCTTTCAGCCTCTCGCCAATAGCTATGATGGTGGTATCCTTTACCCGTAAATTAAACACCGCCATTTCTTGATCGGAAAAATTGCACTCTCGACGAAATCTTTCACACTCCGGCTCGGTAAACTCGGTCCTGATGTTCAAGGGCTCACCCCTTTTTCTTCTTGACCTTAGTCCCCTTGGAGCCCCCCTGTTTCTTGCGATGTACTGCCACTTTGGCCATTATAGATACCTCCAGTATTATCGCCCTGGACGTAGTTTGCAGGACCCTGGTCACTGTCAACCACTACGGTATCAAACTGGCTCCACTGATAAATATGGTAAATATTCGTACCAGCTAACGCAATAACCAAAACAATAATCGCAATGCAGGCAGCAATCAGGAGCTTTCGAAGAAACCGGTTTGTGTCCTTCAGGTCCTGATACATTTCAGAAGCCAGAGGGATCATTTTTTCGTCCATATATTCACGTCCTTTCGGGCTCATTTTATCATGAAACTTTTTAAAATTCAACTATTCATTGCTCGAATAATCATGGCCGCCACCTCCACCCTGGTGGCCGGGGACTGGGGGCGGCTCAGGTCGGCGATAATCCCGGCGCTGTGTGCCCGGTCCCATTCGCCGGTTTTTTCGGCCCAGGCCGGGGCGGGGAGCGCGGCCCGCTCCTTTTCGTAGCGGTCCATGTATTCCTTGAACTGCTCGTAGCTCATTTCGTCATCTTCTCCTTTCATAGCCCGGGCCACATCGGCCCGGAAATCGTCCATTGTCTTGCCGAATTTCGGCCACCAGTGGAGGACGTCCCCGTGGTTGGAGGCGATCCCCCGCCTGTAGCCCTCCTGGTGGCAGATGACCACGCCGTCGGCCAGGGGGTCCAGACTGTATTTCTCACACAGCATGGCGGTCAGCTCCACCGCCTCCCGGTAGACAGCCTGGAAGTATTCCGGATCGGAAAGCCCGTCCTCGCAGATTTCAAAGCCGATGTGGGTGTTTTGGGCGGAGCCCTTTTTGCCGCTTCCGGAGTGCCAGCCCCTCATGGTCCAGGGCAGGGTCTGGACCACGCCCGCCTGTCCATCGGCAAACTTGCCCACAAAGGCGTGGACGCACACCTGGCGGCCGCCGGGCCGAGGCTGGTTCCAGTGGTTGCCGCCGGTGTTGCGGCCTATCTCATCGTCCCCGGGGACGTACCGGGCCACCCGGGGGTTGTTGGCTCCAGTGGAGTGGACCATCACCCCCTTGGGCCGGATGGTTTTTCCGGTGATGTAACACTCGTTGCGGGTTAACAGCTGCTGTCTCAGCCTCATACCGCCGCCTCCAGACCCTGGTGAAGCTTCAGCACCGCGGCCTCGATGGCGTTTTCAATCTCCTCGCTGCTCACGTCGTAGCCCTTCTGCGCCAGAAAATCCAGCACATACTTTTTTCGTTCCTCGCCGTCCAGCTGGTGGTACAGCTGCTGGGCAGCCATGACGGCGATCTCCACCCATTTCAGCAGCTCCTCCCGGTCCTTGGCGGAGGTATTCCGCTTGATCCAGGGGATGACAAAGGCGGTGATGAGGGCGGCTACCAGAGCGATAAAAGCGTTGATTACAGGGGTCAGGTCAGTCATTCAAATCATCCTTTCTCTTCTTCTCGTTTAAAATGGTCTTCAGACACATCAGCAGCAGCTCCCCGCCGAAGAAGGCCAAGATCACGCCCAACAGGGCGGCGGGGTCGTGGCCGGTGCGGGAGAGAATCCGCAGGGCGTAGGCGGAGGCGGCGGTGCCGCAGATCACGCACCACAGCACCATCCCCTTGGCAAAGAGATGGGGCACCGCCTGGAGCTTGTCCAGCAGTCTTTTCACAGCCCCAGCCTCCCCAGAACCACGCCAATCACAGCGGCCAGCACCAGCCAGATGGAGCTCTCCTTCAGCTTGTCCAGCAGCTTGTTGGGCTTGTTGTCCTGCTCCTCCCGCCAGCTGACCAGCTTGTCCAGCTTGGTGTCCATGCTCTCCAGAATGGTCTCCATGCTGGCCCGGGCCTGTTCCAGGGCGCTCAGCCGCTCGAACATCTCCTTGTGGGTCTTGCCGGACCCGTCCCGGTATCGGTCAAATTCCTTGGCCAGGCTGTCCACCCGGGCGTTTACCGGACAATCATTGCAGTTGTCATGCATAGCTATACCTCCTCTCCGAAAATCTCATCTTCCGCCACGTCGGACCAGTCCTCCTGCAAAGCATTCGTCTCCGCCTCCGGAAGCGGAATGGTGGGTTGGTCGGTGGTCTTAGTGTAATGAATAGTCAGATATCCATCAATAGTTCCCGAAAAATTGCTATACAAAAGGATCCATCCATTTTTGAGGCGACTAACTGATAAATAGTGGCTAGGCACCATCGCTTCTGCGTTATCAGAGCGTCGGACAAAATAACCATTGTATCTCAAGATATTGTCCATATCTGCCGGCATCAGAGCAGCTGGTATTGCGACACTGCTTAGACTTGTGCTGCTAATAGTCATTCCATTGAGTATAAGTGTTTTTTGGTAGACCGGCCTGCCATCAATCCACCGACCCACAATCTGCTCCTCCAGAGAGTAGACATCCTCGGCGGACGCACTTGTGCGGGCCTTTATACAATACAAGATAGCGGTGTTGACAGGGCGGGAAGTGAAATGTGTGGGTGCAGAAATTCCTTTCTTGTCGGTATATCCTATTTTATAAGCTGGCGCATTTCCAGAAACGGAATCTGGACTCTTAATTTTGCCTTCCGCCGCCCGTACCTGAATGTACGATTCCTCATCGATGAAAATATAAGGAAAAATTGTCCCAGCCTGTTTTTCCCCAATCTCCCCGCTCAGTTGCTCCTCAGCCTCTCCGTGGTATCCACGCAGGAAAAGGTTGCGCAGGTCGGGCACAGAAAAGGTGGTTTCCCCATCCCCGCCAAAGTGGTTGGCCGTACCAAACTGTTTTTGGAAAAATTCCGCCAGATCAGGGTACTCCGCGATGTTGTGCACCCCACCGTCGCACACCAGATAGTCCTCCGGGGCGGCGGAGCCCATAAAGCTGATGACAGTGCCGATAGGGCTACCGTCCGGTCCGGCGGGGCCCCGTTCGCCGTGGACCTCTACCATGGTGCCATCCGCATAAATTCTCATACCAGGACGTTGTCCTGACACAATGTACAGCCCCTTGTTCTGCTTCTCCTCGGGCAGAGCGTTGTACTCCTCCTGAGAGATCACGCCCTGCACCGGCGAGGACACGCTGAGGGTACTGTTCTCTTTTTCCAGCCCGTCTCCTGCGGTAATTACGTCCTGCTTAGCCGAAAGCGCTGTCTTTATTTTATCCCAAAGATGGGTTAGGCCGGCATTATCTAAGTACCCCATTCAATCACTCCTCGCTGGTAATCTTGTCGATTTCGGCGTTGGTGATGGCCTCAACCTGGAATTCCTGGCCCAGAGCGTCCCAATCCTCCCCAGTCCAGGCGTAGTTCATTCCGGTGGCGGAGACGTTCCACACGTCACCTACGACATTCCCGGTGGTAGGCAGGGACGCATAATTGGCCACAGTGCCCTTGTAGCGGTACAGGCTGGCCAAATCGCTTTTCAGGGCCAGGTCGGGCTTGTTCAGCACGTTGGACCAATCCACGGCGTCCGCTGTGCCGCCGCCCGTGGCGGACAAAACGCCCTGGTTTACCGCCAGACCGGCCCCAACCTTCACGCCGCCCAGAACGTCGGCGGAAGCGGCGGGCAGGGTGTAATTCTCCAAACCCTCCAGCTTGCTCTTCTCGGCGGTAGTGAAGTCGTTGGTGGACAGGCCCTTGCCCTCCACCTTGTCCACCTTGCCGCCCGCCAGGGTCTTGATCTTGCCCCACAGGTACAAAAGGCCGTTCTCATCCAGGAATTTACTCATTTCAACATCTCCTCCAGTTCAGTATTGGTCAGAGCCTCCACAGGCTCGGGGATACGGTTCAGCTCCTTCTCCAGCCCGGAGATGGAAGCGATTGGGTGCTGATCCAGGGCGTCCCGGTGGCTGAGCCTTCGGTGGTCCGTGGTGCCGCCCTCCCCGCTTCCGCCCTCAATGGGCACAGAGGACAGCAGTTTGTCCCCGGAGTACAGCCCAAGCTCCCCGGTGTCGGTATAGGCCAGGTTGTCACCCTTGTTATCCAAGGCTTCCTGCCACAGCTCCGGGGTAGGCGGCCGGGTCTCTTTGCCGGGAGCGGTCCCCTCTAAGATGGTGCCAAGGTCCGCCCATACCGTGGGCAAAACTATTTCATTGTCCCGCGTCCCATAAACGCCGGCAGTTAACTGCCGGCCGTGGGAAGTGAGGACTTCCCACGGGATAATACACTCTCCTGACAAATCCAAAAGGACAGAGTATGTATCTGCGCTGGAGCGAAAGACAGCTGTCCGGGTCAGCCCGTCCCAATCGCCGGAGAACTCAAAACGCGCCGGGTAAATATTGACGCTTCCAGATGTAACAGGCTCCCGTTTTCTCACCGAAAGCTGTGTTTTGTTGGCGTAAAGAACAAACATCAATTTTCATCTCCTGCATAAATATAGGTCCTGTATCTGTCCTCTGCCCGAGAAATATCCGGGAGAATACCGCCCAAAATCGTGCTCAGGGCCGGATATTTTTCTGGTACTGACCCACCATCACAAAGAAGCCAGCTTTGTCCAGGGGGAATGCGCACCGTTTGAAGTTCTCCAATTCCCGGGCCGCCGTCTGCTTGCTGAATAGCAGTATTCAGCCTTTCGATTTCCTCGCTGGCCCTGTCCACAACTGCCTGACTGAGATCAAGAATCCTATCGACCTTTTGGTCAATTCCAGACAACAAGAAGTTGTATATATACAGCACACTTTCGGCTATAGAGGAAAACGGAACAACCGTTCCGCACAGACCGGGGTCTGCTCGCACGTCCGTAACGTCTTCCGGCGTTAATGCTGTGCTTCCACGGCGGACACGAATGCAATAGAGCACAATGCTGTATTCTTTCTCATTCCGGTAACCATCCGTCAGCTTGTCTGGGTCAATGTCCATCAATATTTCCAATGCTGCTTTGCGTGTCTCGTAGTCCACCCGGACTACCAATGCATCCACCCGGTCATCGTTGTTGCCGGAAGCATTGATAGTCATTCGCAAGGGCTCATCGTTATTGATCCATCGACCGGCCGCCAGCGCATAACCGGGCGCAACCGTGGCGGTGAAGCCGTTTATAGTCACTGCCATTTGCGCACCATGAAGGGTTATACCATCTCCAACAACGGAGTAGAATGCGTCGGCAAACTGAGCGGAATTGTACATGCTGGACAGTTCATCCAGGCAAAATCCATAAGTCAAACTCATAAATCACGCTTTCATTTACGCACTCAGTGTTATACCACCTGAGATATAATCAGATGTTTTGAGCGTTACTGTTTTTTCTAATCCAGCGGTTCCATTGAAACTCATGTTTAAAATAACTGTGCCATTTAATTTCAAAGCAATATTCCCGCCAACATTATCCGCCTTAACCGTGCGCAGCCCTACTGTAAATGTCCCGCTTTCGGAAACTTTCCGTGTATAAGTCCCGGTGGTATACAAAGCATCGCCGTTGAAAATTATATTTGCATATTGGGAAACTCTAGACACAGTGATTTTCATATCAACCGGGTCTGTAATATTTTGGTCGTCGTTTTCACCTATGGCCTTAATCCAAGCAGGAACACCATCGGCGGAAATCATTGGCAGCCATGCCCCATCGTTTGCATAGTCATATAAAGTGTTCAGCACAATTTTTGCCACCTTAACACGGTTGGTAGTATCTTGCCCAACAATGTATAGTGTACCTTCGTCCTCGGAGTAGTCCAGATACCCAAACTGTGTGATAGTCCCCAAGACGGACGTGGTGTCCAGATAACCAAAAGACCCTTCCTCCAGGGTTCGGGAGAAGATAATGCCGGTCCCCACAAAAATCATGTAGATATCTTTGCCCCAGAGGTAGGCTCCAGCGTCTATGAAAATACGGGCAGAACTGGGGAGCTGTATGCCATGAGACACAGCTTTAGAAAATGGTTCTGTGTGAGAAAATATCGGTAAATTAGTTAAAGTGAATAAAGATATCACATAATTTTTTCCAGCTATATTGACAGGAAGCTCAGATTTTGCAGTTGCGTCAATTTTATACAATCCTCCAGTAAACGAGCTACTAAAAATATTGTTTGGTCCAGAGTTTATCCGATATTGATTGGGGCTTCCAGAGGTGCTAGTACTTGATGTAGCTAAAGAAACGAGTTCTCCTTTATTTTTTTTACTAAAGCAAACGCGTTGCATATCGTAGGTATATCCTGCCGTAGGCCCGCTGGTAACAGATTTGTTTGCCGCTTCTACGTCTAGTCCCCATTCAATTTCAATATAGTGATATGTACCGCTAGGCACAGTTGTATAAAATGATACAGCGCAATGGTACAATTCCTTTCCGTCCTTTATATTCGATACTACATAAGGTATACATTTTTTAGTAACATAGGTATCGTTAACATATGAAGCAACAGATTGAAACGGCGGAGACAGAGATATAGATGATTCTTCTCCGGAAAAATCCGCTTGAAAAATCAAAGCTCCTTTCATCCATTCATAATCATCTCCATACGGACGACCTAATAATAACTGCGTCAAAAACAATTTTGCGCCAGTTCCAATAAGGTGAGGAACGACAGATAGACAGATTGGATTATTTGTTGTGGGAAGAACGAAGTCGTTTATGTGCTCATTTTCGCTGGTTATCGTAATCTCCTTGATCGGCTCGTTACCAGCTACATCCACCCCATACAGCTTTTGGGTGGAGTAGGAGTACACCCACATGCGTCCATTATAGAGTACACCGTTGGAAATCTGTGTGCCGATCTCTCCGTCGGAAATCAGCTTAAATTTATCCCCGGAAGGTGTCAGCTTGCCCAGAGCAGACACCAATTCGGGATACTGGCTCTCGCTGATAAAATCCCCGTTACAAGGGAGCCATCCCGGGCCTACATCCTCAGAAGCGGAGAACTTGATAGACCCAATGGGTGGTGGTGCGATCTTGTCAACCTGCGCTTGGACCTCCGCGATTTTAGAATCAAGGCGTTTTGACTGCTCCGCAATATCCGCTTCCGCCGCAGCCAGCTTGTCTTCGATTTCGTTATCAATGTAGTTGAGCGCCCACTCCACCTTTTTGGTCAGTTCTCCGGCGGTGTCGATTGTGCCACAGATATCGGTGTTGTGCCGGGTGTCCTCCGCCGTTCCGGCGGCGGGGTTGACAAGGGCCAGGACCAGAGAATCCGGGTAGGCCTGGGCCACACTCCAAGCCTCCAGCTCAATCATGCGTCCACCCAAATTCAGGTGGGCCACAATGGCAAGGGTGGCGTCCCCGGTCGCTGAGATGGTGTAGTCTTCATCATTTTTCAGCCAGTAGCCCTCGATGAACAGGTAACCGGGGCTGACCACAGCAGCCCCATTTTCAAACCGCACCTTAAAGCTGTCCTGATTGTTGTGAATACAGACCCCGGAGCCGATGATGTGAGCAAAGTAGTCGGTAAAGTCGCCGGAGCTATATGATCGGTCAAATTCTCCAGTCTCTTCATCGACTACAGCGTCGAAAAATCCGTCATACACGGCCATATTATTTCCCTGCCTTTCTTAAAACATCGTAAATAGTGGGCTGGCTGTAGCCTAAGGTCAGGACCATGCTCTCCCCATCCTCGCCTACAGCCCGCTCCACGCCCTGGACCACAGCGTCCGCAGTAACGCCCAGCCGTTCGTCAATGACGGTGATGGTGTCCCCCAGGTGGAAGTCCTCACCAAGGGTATAAGTTGGGTCAATTGTTCGGATAACCGCCGAAAATGATTTCACCAGCTGATTTTCCGCCAGTTTTTCCCGCCCCCGGTTTTCCAGCAGGTCGGCGTACTCCTCCGGGGTCAGGGGCTTGTCCGGGTCACTGTCTGATTGCAGGTCTCTAGCGTCTATGTAGATTTCCCGGCGGTAAGGCCATGCAGGAATATCGGGCATGGTATGGCCTCCTCTCTGTTCAGACACAACAGGTTACGGGTGGGACAACGGGTGCCATCATGCGGCACATAGTAATGTGGGTGGTGGGCACAGCAGTTAAATCCGTTTTAGGCGTATATACAGCCAAAGGAGCATCGTACTCATAATACGCCATGCACTCAGCACCATAGCACGGCAAAAAATCTCCATCTTCGTCCTTTCGAAATGGGCACCGCATTGTTTTTTGTTCAGACATTTTTATCCTCCTCTAAACTATTGAACAGCAGGACCAGCCGCCAAATATTCACTGTCCGTATTTACAGTGTAGAATTTTTGCGCAACAATTTCATACAAACCAATTTCTCCCGATTCTTTTTGGCATGGAATAAAATCTGCCTTTACTGCGTCGCTGGAATCAGTTATAGTGCATCCATATATGTATCCGGTGAAGCAATCATTGTTCTGAGAAATGGAGTCCATAAAACTAAGAGTTGAGACAGCCGTCGGGGAAAAACTGGCTGCTTTTGTTTCTGTTTGTTCTCCCATAAATACGGCGACACGCTGATTGGGATAGTCAATTTTATAGGTAGCCTTATTGTTTCCAACAACAGTATCAAACAATGTGTATTTATTCCACATCATCATAAAAACAGGCGTGCCTTTTTTTCCATAAGTATCAGAATCAAACGCTCGCAAAGAGACTTCTGCTCTTTCGCCGGAAGATGATAGCCTATATCCCAAAAATACGCCGTCATCTGTATTAAGTCTTCTTTGACATGTTATCGATATGATATCTTGCTTTGTGATGAGATACTCTGTTGGAATGTAGACATATCTTTTTGCTTCTGTCATGTAAATATATTCAACTTCTGTATAACCATCCGGCAGCCTGGAATCCACACCTTCCACAAATTCCGCTGTCAAAGTACGGTTTTTGTCGGCGGTAAAAGTGTACTTTTTATTTGTGCTGACCGATTCGCCGTTCTCCATCCAGCCGTTCAGTCTATATCCATCGTTGGGCACGGCGGTTACCGTAACCCGTGTTCCTTCCTCATATACTCCGCCGCCAGAAGCTGTTCCATTTTCGCCTGCAATAATGGTGATCGTGTACATTTTCGGAGGCGGTAAGGGAGTAATCCGGGCGTATCCGTCCCCGGTGTGTCCTGTTTCATTTGTGCCGTCTGGAGAAACAAACGTTTCAGCGCCGCCTATCGTCTCAGCGTCCTTCAGATAGTACGCCTCAGTGAGGCCAAAGCCCTCTGGTTTGTTTGCGCCATCCAACACAAACCCGGACCCGCCGCCTCCACCGCCGTCATCGTCTCCGCTGGAATCCGGCACCCGGCCCGTTCCACCATACCAGCCGCCGCCGCCCGCACCGCCAAAGCCGCTACTTTTATTGATCCCGTTCCCGCCAAATCCAAAGCCGGATTTTGCGTCAGAATCCGCGGTGGTCGATGTGGCCGGCTCTTGTGCAATCCAACTGGCTCCGCCTGAGTTTCCGGTCTGTGTTCCACCATAACCGGCAGTTCCGTATCCGTTTGCGCTGCCGGAGGCTCCAACATCTCCGCCAGCCAGACCACCGCCGTATCTTCCAGGCTTGGTAGCTCCACCGTCAGAACCGCCACCGCCAGCCACAATTACGCGGTGGTTGACATCATCAGTTCCAATTCGAATATCGGAACCGCCGCCGCCGCCGGGATAGCTGCTCCGCTTTCCACCGCCGTTAAATCCTCCATCTTTGCCGCCGGTATTCCCGGAGCCTCCAACCCGGACAAACAAGTTGGTCCGCTCGGTCAAAGTAAGGATACCTGTAGAATAGCCGCCCTTGCCAGCATAAGCCTCATTGGAACGGTATCCGCCCTGCGCCCCCCATACCTCCAGTTTATAACGCCCTGGATTCAGCGTAACCGCAACGGGCTGTCCGGAGTAGTGATATTCCATTGGCGTCATTACCGCAAACACCGCCACCAGCTCTCGGTTTTCAGAGACGGTAAAGGTATAGACTGCTTCTGTGCTAATGGTATGACCGTTTTCCTGCCACTCGACAAACACATACCCGCTGGAGGGTGCAGCGGTCACAGTCACGCGCTGCCCGTCGGAAAATGCTCCACCGCCAGTTGCCACACCACCGCCCTCCGGCTCTACAGATAAAGTAATAGTGTACTTGGCAGGCGTGGGTGGTGTAGGAGGCGTTGGGGAGGGCTCTGTGCCGCCGTTGACCGTGACCATAACCCGGTCCTTCCCTTCTCCCTCCCCGGCCACCAGGGCCACGTTGCGCCAGTTCTGAGCGTTGTAGGAGTATTCGGAGGAAAGCACGTCGTCAAGCTCTGTGGAGTAAAAAACGGGATCCACGCTGTCCTGACGGATAGAGCGGTTTACCCCGTACCGGGCCCAGAACTCCATCTGAGGAACAGCCGGGTTGAAGCGCACGCCGAAGGGAACGCCGTAGGCGGTGCCAAGCTCCTCCAGAGCGTCAAGAAGATAACCGCCGGTTTTCTGCACCCGGATAGACGGCCCGCCGGTAGGAGCCGCACCCGCCAGAACAAGCCCCGGTATCTTCCGGGATTCTGCGTCGCCCAAGGTCGGGTTAATACAGCAATCATCCACAAGCCGGTACATAATCTCCGGAACCGGGCCGCCCAGGTTATAACGGCCCCACAGGATACGTCGGGCCAGCAATCCAGTCAGATCGCACCCCTTCACGGTGATGTATGGTCCGTTTTCTCCCGTCTCCTGCTGGACATATTCGATGATTCCAGCATCGTCCCCGGCAATCCAAATGATGTTTTCCGGGACAAGCAGTGTCTTGGATTCCTCCGTAATAAGGGAATTGAGGGTAAAGGACCCGGAGGAAAAGGCTTTGTTTTCCCACATAACAGAGTTTTGAATCTCCAACAAGCCCAACAGCTCCAAAAAAGGGCTGTAGACCTCCATTTTCAGGTCCATCATTCTACCTCCAGATACAATGGGGTGTAGTAAAGGGTAACGTCCATGCTGGCCCGTTGGTCAAGATCGGCGCATTCAAGGGCAATGTGGTTATCTCCGGGCTGAAGCTGTGTGTCAAAGGATGTCCGCACATCCCGATACTTTATAAGGTTGACTTTCTGGCCGTCCTCCGACCAGAGTGTCATATGTTTGCTTCCGGGGATGGTGGATATCTCCAGCTGCTCCCCCCGGGCAAAGGTCCGGCTGACGCCCACCATTTTCCCGGTGGTCAGATTTTTTATTTGCGGGTTCCGCACCTCGCCAGAAAAGCGGATACGGACGATAAAGCCGGTGGAGAATCCACCCCGGTTGTTGACGTGGATACTGTAGGCCTGTCCCGTCACAGCGAAAACCAGCGGCTCCAGTTGCCCGAAGTTGGTGGGGAGTACGAAACGGTTTCCGGTCTGCTGGAAGGGGACGGCGGTGTCGTTCTGGTCGGAAAACAGGGGGAAAGGACACGTCCCCTGAATGAGGAAGCGCCGGACCTTTTCGTTGTTTTTGATGTACTCCCGGCTGTAGGCTACGGAAATATCCGGGCGGAACCCAATCTTTTTCCCGTTGTACTCCAGCTCGTAGTCCTCCATGGGGGAGATAAAGGAGTTGAGGAAGTCGCATCGGTCCTGTATTTTCCCCTCTCCGTCAACTACCCAGCCGGTGATGGACAGGAGCCGGGTGCCCACTGTGGTGTCGACAATGCTCTTGCCAACTTGGTTGTAATAGTTGTAGGTCTGGTGCTGGCCCTGTACCTGTCCCCAGTCTACAGGGCCCAGCCAGTAGCCCCAATACTCCCCGTTGCGCAGGAACAGTGTCCCGCGCCCGGACCGAGAGGTAATCTTGATTTCGGTAATCATGGGGCCTCCTTACACATATACTAGGGCCATCCGCTGTTTTGCCTTATGTATTTCCCGGGCGGCAGACACAGGGTCTAGGGCCTTGGGAGAGTAGAAATTAAACGTGTCACCGCCCCGGCTGAGGGGGGGTTGCTGGGCCTGTCCGCCGTATGCTCCGGTGTAGCTGCCGGTCACGCCCATGGACACAGGGGCGAAGTTCATGCCGCCCTCGATCTTCCGTTTGATAGAGCTGTACTGGTCTTCCCAGCCAGCCGCTAGGCCAAGCGCCATGTTCTCACCAATACCGGCGAAAACTGTAGAAGGGGAATGGATGCCCAGCATAGCCTTGACACCGTCGACGATTCCGCCAACCTTCCCAGATAGCCAACTCCAAAACGATCCCCAGGCACCTGCAATACCATCTTTGATTCCGTTCACAATGTCACTTCCAATTGACAGGAAATGATCCCAAACATTGCTAAAGACGCCTGTAATGCTTTCCCATACTCCTCCAAAAAACTCGGTCACGCCATCCCACACAGATGTGATAGCGTTCCAGGCCTCGGAGAAAATACCATCGAAAAATTCTACTACAGAGCCAAATACTCCGGATATCCCTTCCCACACTCCGCTGAAAAAGTCAACGGCAGCACTCCAGATACCGGATATCAGTTCCCAAGCGGCGGAGAACGCTTCCCCCAGAAAACTGGACACGGCCTCAAATACACTCTGGATACCGTTTCCAATTTCGGTGAAAAATCCGACGGCTACATCCCAGGCTCCGCGCACCATCTCCCATGCCGCTGTGAACAGCCCGCCCAGAAATTCGCCTATACCTTCAAAGACGCCCTTAATACCATCCACGATTCCGCCAAAGAAATCCCCGGCAGCATTCCATACGGACACAATCATGTCCCAGGCCCATTGAAAAAAACCAACCACAGCGTCAATGACCGCATGTACCGCGTCCCGGAACCACTCGCATTTTGTGTAAAGGAGAACTACAGTGGCGATAATGCCGGTGATGATGGCAACGACTGGGTTTGCCGCAATCAGGCCAAACAGCATTTTAATTCCGGCCATCAATTTACTTCCGATTCCCATAATGGTGCTGATTGCGTCACCAACCAGACCAGCCACGCTGGACACAGCCCCACCGATATCGCCCACTACCTCAATGATCTTGAAGATGTGAGGCAGCACCGCCGTTGCAATAATAGCCTGCACGCCGGGAGAGGCGGTGGTGATTCCTTCGATCAGCTTACCGATGATGACAGCGCCGGTTTCCAGGATCAGCGGAAGGTTTTCTTCGATTGCCCCAACCAGGGCCTCCAGCAGGGCGATGCCGCCCTCGATGATGTCAGGGGCATTTTCTCGAAAAAAGAATACCATGTTTGAAATTGTCTCTGAGGCAATGCCCTGTATTGCTTCTTTATTTTCGACAATGCCACGTCCGATTGCGCCCAGTATTTCTATCCCAACGGTGAACAAGGCTTCGTGGTATGCTGCAAAAGCATCGACTATAAATGGAAGAAAATCGCCAATATATGTAGCTATTAAGTCCCCACCGTTTGTAAACGCAACGAAAATATTCCCTAAGATGTCATACCCAAAATCAACTAAATCACTCGAATTTACAGCAAGCCACTCGTACAGCCCATCGTACAGCATGGAAATAGTTGATCTTGCGGACTGGTAAATCACATCTTTACTATCTAAAATTCCATCTGCCAGCGCCCCAACAAACTGCAAGCTCACACTTGCAAACTCCGGCGCTTTCTCTGCCAGCATGGTCACACCATCGGTGACGATACCAGACAGGGCAGACATGAAGCCGGACACACCGCCGCCTTGGAAGCCCTCCAACAACCCAGCCATTGCCTTTTGTCCGAACTGCGCAAATTCCCGCAGGGTGGGGGTCAGGCTGTCGGAGATGGCGATTTGGAGGGATTCAAAGGCGCTCCCAAGCAAGGTCAAGTCTCCTTGAAGGTTATCAATCATGGTCGCGGCCATTTTTTCCGCCGCGCCATTACAGTTATAAATTGCGCCCGTCAGCTTTTCAAAGTCCTCTGGTGCGGCGTTAATGATAGCCAGCATACCCGACATTGCTTCCTTGCCGAAAAGGGCTGCTGCCGCAGAGGATTGAGTTGCTTCATCCAGCCCGCCCATTTTCTCTCGGAGCTGTACCATCATTTCGCTAAGCGTGTACATTTTTCCGTTGGAATCCGTCATGGATATTCCATATCTGTCCATCACAGCGGCCATTTGGTCAGTTGGCTTCACCATGTTGGTCAGTGCACCTCGAAGTGCCGTACCAGATTGAGACGCTTTGATTCCAGCATTTGCCATAAGCCCCAAGGCAAGGGAAGTATCTTCCATGGAATAGCCTAGAGCGCCAGCCACGGGAGCAACATATTTAAAAGATTCGCCCAGCATGGCGACATTGGTATTGGCGTTGCTGGATGCCGCCGCCATAATATCCGCAAGGTGGCCGCTGTCACCGGCACTTTTGCCAAATGCGGTTAAGGCATCGGTGACAATGTCGGAGGTAAGCGCCAAATCTTCCCCGGAAGCGGCAGCGAGGTTCATAATGCCTTCAATGCCGCTAATCATATCCCCAGCTTTCCAGCCTGCCATACCCATATAGGTCATGGCTTCAGCGGCCTCAGAGGCGGAGAACTTCGTCTTTGCACCCATTTCAAGGGCCTTGTCCCGCAAATCTTGGAAATCCTGCCCGGTAGCCCCGGAAATGGCAGACACCTTTGACATGGTCGCGTCAAACTCAGCTCCGGACTTTACCGCCGCCGCGCCAAACCCCGCCACTGCGGTGGAGGCAGCAGCAAAGCCTTTCAGGCCGGTGGTAATGGCGTTTCCGGCTTTTTTCCCAACATCCTCCACAGCCTGAAACCCCTTAACCGCAGGGGACAGCACATCCTTCATTCCGTTGCCAATACTGTTGAGGCTATTTGAAAAGCTCTTGAATTTGGAACTGGCCTCATTGAGACCTCTGTCAAAATCATCAAGATTTATCCGGATTGTTACAAACAGATCAAACAGGTCCAAACTCGGCCACCTCCACTTAAAGATGACCACGCTCGGCCCTTCCCGCTGAACGCTTACAGCGAGGCTAGCTTTTCCTTCATGTACGCAATAACTTCTTCCGGTGTACGGGTCTCTGCGGGAGGATCAGGCTTATTTCTGTCTGCCCAGCGGCTTGGAATAGCCTTACCATGTTCTCCGCCTGTAAATACAGAAGCCGGTATAGCTGTATTCTCCGATATGGTTTGAAGGGTATCAGTCACATAGACCCGGAATGTCCAATTCTCTGTGTCTCTGTTGATCACAGCGGGCAGTGCCGCTAAAATCGCTTTTATTCTGAGACGGGGGAGGCCGCAGAGGGCACAGAGGGTGCGGTCTTTTCCCGCCGCACGGACGATTTGAAAAAAGACAGCAGCTCATCGTCCTGGAATACTTCCCGCACTTGCTTGATCGTATCTGTCAGCTTTTGAGTTGCAATTTTGTTCGCAGAAGTCTCATTCATTGCGGACAAAATGCCGTATACATCAGGGCGGTGCTCCCGAAGCAGAATTGGAGCCATATTCGCAAGACCGCTCATCATTTGAACGCCAACGGAAAACGAGCTTTTCTCATCGTCCTTTTTTTCGGTCTGGTCTGCACCGTCAGGATTTTGGGGCATGGCCGAACTCAACGCAGAAACGATTTTTTCGTCCCCCATGATGTTGGCAATGTAGGGTGTCATCTCACACAGCGTATCCAGTGCCCGGTCAGTGCTCAGTTCAGAAAGTTTCATCGGACTTCCTCCGTTCCGCCGCCGCTCTTAACGGGGCCTGTGCTCCAAAATTCCATGGGGACCTGGTCCTGAGTGTCCACGGTGACGTGGCCGGTCAGGTTAACAGATGTGTTTCCCTTGCCTGCCTTAGAGGTTTTTAAGGAGAACCCGCTGGTGGACAGTGCCTTGCGTACCACCGCAGCTACCATGCCGCCGTCGGCCCGGTCACCGACCCACCAAACATCCTGCGCATCGTCAACCTTCAAATCCCGCCGGGGGACAATGTGGGTGGTGTCGTTGTTGTCAACATCCGCCGCCCCCAGGGCCAGTCGGATAGACTTGGGGGACGTGCCCAGGCTGGTAAACTCCAGGCCGCAGTCCCAGCTATCTATCTTTTTCAGCTCCAGAAGATTGGCGGGACAGTTGTCCACGTCCTCACCCATGTCGGAGGTGGTAGGAACGCAACGAATGGTTACACCGCCAGTTGTGGGACAAATAATATCCTCCTCCTTAAAAGAGGTCGGATTTTCAGGGTCAAAATTGTATAGAAGCATTCCGGCTTCAGTTTGAATCTGCTCAAACGTATCCGCCGGGATTCGCGTAAAAGCGCCCATGTTACATTTCCTTTCTTAGATTTTAAGTATTCGATACCCATTGAATGGTAAAATTACTGCGGCGACGTTTGATATTGTCGCTTACTTCGTCCCGCAGCCCCTGCCACGGGCCACAGTAGATCATTGCGCCACCGCCATCAAAGCGGATAGCTGCGCCGTTGTGGCAACGGTCGGATATTTCTTGCGCCTTATTGTTGATGGGAACATTGCTCTCACTGTAGTAGTAAAGCTCCACGGTGGGATATGTAGTGTCCTCAAATGCGCCCACAGCGAACTCATAGACCAAGTAGGGCAAAACAGCGTCATCCGGCACATCTGTGGTAGCGTAGGCCGGGAGACTGAAGGAGGAAAAGAACTGATGAAGGGCGGCGGCTTTGGTCATAGGGCCCCCGCCTCCTGCCACGCCTTGTAGATTTTCGGGCCTTGCAGAGCAATCCAGTCCACCATTTCCTCATTTTTTGCCCAGCACTCTACCATGTTTGAATTATCAGACAGGCCACTCTCGTTAAAAAACGCATGTACAATCTCGTGCCGAATATTGTCTCGTTTAATTGCGTCTTTTTCAGCCTCGGAATCGATTATTGTATTGAGATTTGCAATAACAATTTCTTTGGCCGCCGCACTACAATATCCGCCGCACGCTCCAACTTGAACATTCATCGCGGCACATACTTCTTCATCATTTTTGAACATGATGGTGTACTCTGTACCCAAAATATTGATTTTCATCGCGGCAACTCCCACTCCTCCGCTGTCACCCGGGAGAACTGGAATGTGGCCGACTTGGGCGTCTGCACATCGTCTCCGTCACTGGTAACACGGAAAATCTTGCCGTCGGACAGGCGGCGGAACACGTCGTGGTACTCCAACTTTGCGTTGGGCTCGCAGGTCACTGTGTAAAGACTGGTAACACCCTGTTTCTCCGCCGTCCGGGCCTGCATGGAGGTGTCGCAAACCACAGCGGCCTTGAACTCCGCCCCATCCGCCCAGTTTGTAATAAAACCGCCCTCGCCATCCGGGACGCGCTTTTTCTCAATCAGCTGGCAGGGTTCCATGTATTCTTGCAAAAGGCTCATTATTTCACATCCAATTTCCCACTCATCAATTCCGGCAACATCGCATCCCGCAGTTCTGCCAGCAGGCGGTTTTCCTCTTGGTTTAAGTAAAAAATATGTTGTTTCCACATTGGCAAAAAGAAGTTGATAAGGCTTGACAGGATTTCTTTGTCCTGATTTTCCACCTTGAACTCGTTTTTGTTCTTTGTAAGTGTGATGTAACGGCGGTTCTCATAATGGCCGCCCAAAAGCTGAAAGGTTTTGTCAAGCCCTGCATCGTCCGTTTGCTTTTCCAGCTCTGCCGCCTCATACAGCCCGACCGCCTTTGCGAGCGTTTCGTTGCATGTGATTTTTATAACGCTCCGCTCACAGGAAACGCGGTTGATGTCCGCCATAATATCTGCATAAGGGCGGTGTTTGCTTTCCTGTTCCTGATACGGTATGTACCGCGACGGAACTAGGTTGCAGTCATTCTTTTCGATGTCTTCAACGCTGACTACCTGTGAAAATTCCGCCACGCTTTCACAATCGCCGCACACGTCGGCAATCACATCGTCAGGCAAAACATTAACCGTCTTGTGGTATGTCCTGTTTTCGTGGCTTGCGCCGCCGAACTGACCGTTTTGGTCGCGCTGCTCTTGCGCCGCTTTTCGTCTGCAGTCGTAAAATTTCACAGACTTATTGCCGCAAGAAAACACAATTACACAGGTTGGGATGCTGGTGGACTCGAACATCTTATCCGGCAGAGCGATCACGCGCTCCACCATTCTGGTACTCAACAGATATTCTCGAATTTCTCTTTCCGGATCATTGGATAAAACGCCGCACGGAAGGACAAATGCGCACCGTCCGCCGGATTTCATGCGGGCTAACGCCGTCAGGACGAAAGCGAAATTCGCATTTGATGAGGGCGGGATTGGCTTGCCTTGAAAGCGCTTGTCTGCCAACATGGGCGCGGGCGCGTCCCATTTCATGTTATAAGGCGGATTTGAAATGACTTCATCGGCCAGAATATCGGGGGGCTGTTGGATTTCCTCAATTTCGGAAAATCGCGTTCCGGGTGTCAGTTTGTATCCCTTGAGAAACTCAAGCGTCAGAGCGTTTCGGTTCAGCACATACCCGTCCATGTTCCGCACAGCCATATTGAACAACAGCAGCGGAATAACGCGAGGATCCAGCTCTTCGCAGATGAAGGTTTTCCCTGGAGCCTGCGACCATTTCTGGATCGTCAGCGCCCCGCTACCGGCGCACATGTCATACACCATCCCCCCACTTGTTTCGGTGGCAGCGGCGCACAATTTTGCGATGCTCTTTGGTGTGTAGTCCTGCATTTTCTCTTTTCGGTCAGCATAATAATACTGGAAAATCTTTTGTAGCTCATCGGTCTGCAGATCGCCGCCCACCATATCCACATATGAAGAAAGAACTCTGTCCTTTGCCGGGGACATCAATGTCCTTAGCACCGCATCCGGCAAGTCACAGTCTGCGCCTATCAGAGTTTGAAACGATTTTGTCAACGCGGACAGTTCCATCAAATCTCCCTCAACTTTCTGTACGGGTTCAGCCGGGCCCGGAACGCCGCCTGCCAGCCGCTTGAGCCGGTGCTGTCCCCTGCGCCGCTGGCCTTGCTGTAGCTATAGCCACCGAAGCTTTCGCTGGTGTAGGGGCTGTCAATGACCGCTCCATACTTTTCTTTCCATGCGGCGATTTCATCTGCCAAATCTACCACGGATTTTGGGATCGCAAGTGCCCAAACCGCACCTGTAAAGGTTTCATCCTGTAAAAGCTCCATAGCGGGGCCATACTGGTGCAGTCCGTCGTTGAACACACTGCCACAGATACGGAAATACTGTCCATTTTGCAGAAAGGGCAGTGTAATGTTTCCATCCTGAATGGTGTAGACATCTGCGTAAATCCCGGACTGAAACCAATTGCGAAGATGGATCAAGACTTGCTCCAGCATTACACTGCCCCCTTGTTTACTTGCTGGTGGTTCTTGCTGACACGTTTGCGGGCGCAGCTGCGCCGCCGATGGTACCCTTCACGACGCCCTCGGCGTATTCAACCAGGAACTGGATGCCGCTCATAACCAGGCTCTCAATCTGGGCCCGCTCCTCATTGCGGTAGCCGCTGTTGATGCCGATCAGGCCAAGCTCGTCGGCGGTGAGGCCAAAGGCGTTTGCCACGTCGCCGTTCATGGTCAGATAGTACATGATGAAGTTCTCTTTCGCCGTGGACACGAAGGTCCCCTGGGTAATGCGGGAGGACATGACCACGGTGCCCAAGCCCAGGAAGTCCTCGATGTAGTTCATGCCGAAGGCGGTCTGGGTGGTGATGCTGGCCCTGCCCAGGTAGTCGGAGATATCCAGCGGGTTCAGGAAGTGGGCCGGCTGGGTGGTATCATCCTCAAACTTGACCTGGAGCTGGCCCCAGGCGGCGGCCAGCGCAGCTTGGAGCCCGTCGCCGGACACAGGGGTGGAATTGGTGACCGTCCCATTCATAAAGTCGAACAGGTCCTTGCGGGTGCTCACCTGAACGTCCCGCAGCAGGGCCGCGTCGGTGTCCCGGACGGCGGCGTTGTAGCCGGACTTTTTGATGGCCTCGGCGCTGGCGGCCTTACGCCACTTCTTCAGGGTGATCTCGCCGATAGCCGTCTTTTCGGTCTTGTACTCGCTCAGGGGGATGATCTCGCCCTCGGCCACGTTGCCGTCCTGAAGCTCGCCGGTGGTGGTGTAGTAGTAGAGGGTGGTGCCCTCCATCATGGGGATCTTCCGGGTGACGCCCAGCACCTCGATCAGCTTTGCCAGGCTCTTGTGCTGGAACTGCTGAACAAAATCTACCTCGCGGACCTTTTTCATTTTGTCCTGCGTAATCAGGCCGGTTTCTGCCGTAGTGTTTACGGTTGCCATAGCTTTCTCCTTTCGTTAGATGCCGAAGAGGTCAGGATTCTCAAGCATCGCTTTCTGACGCTCTCCAGTGTCCTTGATGTTCATGATCTCTTCTTTGGTCTTTGTGTGACCGCCGATGTTGGCAGGGGGATTCGGCGTCACAGCGCCCCGGACCTCTGTGGTCTCGATGAAGTCCGCCCACTCCTCCTTGATGGAGGCGGACAGCTTCTCCGCGCCCTTAATCTCGCCCTTGTCTGTCAGCTCCACGCTGTCAACATCGCTGACCTTGAGCACGGATTCGACGCGCTTATCACTTACCCCCGCCTGCTTCAGGAGCGCCCGGTAGGCGGCCTCCTTTGCCGCGTGGGCGTCCTTTTTGGTCCGTTCGGCCTTGTAGGCCTCAAAGTCCTCTTTTACCGCCTTGTACTTTACCTCCCATTTGTCGTCCTTTGACTTGGAAAGCTCAGCTTTGGCCGTATCCAGCTCTTTTTGGACGTCAGCCAGTTTCCCGGCGTCCGCTTTCAGGGTATCGATCTCCTCACGCAGGGCATTCACAGAGGCGACGTGGCCATCGATGATTTTTTCAACGGCCTCCCCCATGTGCTCGCTGTCTACACCTGCGGCGGATAAGATTTCCCGTACCTGTGCTTTTGTAAGTGCCATAAAATTAACTCCTTTTTCTCGGCGGCGTTCTCTGCCGTTTGTTAATCTATAAAAACCGCGATCTCTGCGGATTTTACCAAAAGAAAAAGCGCGAACACTCACCCCATGTCTGGAATGAATGTCCACGCTCGGACGTTCCGCCGGAACGCTTACCGGCGGCAAACGATATTAAATTCTGTATGTATTATATCACATTTTACTGGGAAATGGAAGATTTTATTTCTTTAAGCCCCAAAATTCTTCTGGTTCCCAAAGTGCATACATTTTATTATATCCGTGTCAAGGCATATGATTTTGCACTTCTCAAAAAGGGCGCAATCTTTTTCGCAGTCGTGGCTGCGAATAACGTCATAGCCTGCGAATTTCAATTCCTTCATGACGCTCCACTTCCTCCGAGGAACATGTTGACAAAATACTGCTGGCCTTTTCCTGTTACCTTTGGGGTCTTGTTTACACTAGTATGCCCATCAGCGTGATTTATAACAGTTTCCTTAATTTCAAAAAGGCCAAGCTCCATAGCTTTCTGCGTGGGCATGTTGTAGTCGGTTCCCTTACGTTTGATTAAGTAGCCCTTTTCCCGCAGGGTTTCAAAAAATCTGTTCTGACCGGTCTCCATTCCATTCTGTTTCAGGAGCTTCGCCATTTCGCCCACCAGGATAGAACTCTTGGAAGCGGTGACGGAATCGGCAAACAAAACCTTGGGCCGGTCTGCTTCCACCTTATCCTCCAGCATTTTCAGCCGCTTGTCCGCAATCCGCAGGGCACGGGCCATGACCTTCTCCGGACTGTTCCAGTCCTTCTCCAACTGGAGAAAATACTGCCGGGCAATCTTGCCCTTCTCGTTTCGCTGGAGCATACAGATTTCCTTTGCCATGTCGATGGAAAGGGCGGCGTCCTGCCTGGGCTTACCCGGAAGGCCGTCAGACCTATTACTCAAAATTGAGTAATAGTCCTGGCCCTCGGTGAATCCGTACTCGCACATCCTGGAGAACCAGTCATTGAACCGTGCCCCCACCTCCAGAAATTCGTGAAGCTCCCGGGCCGACACAGCAGGCCGGTCGTTGGAATAGTCGATTTTAATAAGCTCGTTCATGTAATAGCCTCCTTAAATTTTTGCTTTGAACAGCCTGCAAAATGGCCGCATCAGTTCATCATCGACCAACTTCTTTTTTTGATCCACACCATGTGTTTGGTGCAATGCAGCTTGGAGGTACATCTGCGTAAACAAGGTTCTTGCAAAATTTACACTTCCTGTTTTTTCTGCACGATCTCCATTTTTCAACGTTCATCTTTCAATTCGTCCCTCCGCACCCGCGTGACTTTCAACCCGCCTTTCAGAGCCATGTACTCCACACGTTCCCCCTTTAGCAAGGCATTTATGGCGGCAGACTTTACGCTGTCGTATTCGGCGGATAGTGCCGCCCCGGTTGCTTTATTATCCACCGAACATCACCTCTCCGCACAAGAACTTCACATCCTCCAGCTTTACGCCGGTGAAGGAGTAAGTGACGTTCTTCTCGCTGTCGTATATAGAGAGGTCAAACGGAAGTTTGCTGAATTTTTCTCCCATTGGCGCATCTCTCCTATCCCTTGACACGCGTTCCAGCTTTACCAGCGCTCCGGTGAATCCGTTGTATGTTACTTGCATTGTGGTGGCCTCCTTTTCCTTTCTGTTTTTTGTTTCTTTAAGTGATTCCCAAAACAAAAATTCCTCTAAAGTATCAATCTTGTATGTGGGTATTCCGTGTATTCCTCTGTCAAAATGCCACATTTCAAAATCACTTTATCCTTTCAGCTCTCCCTCAATAATCCCCTTATACTGCGGCACATGGTCTGCCACCGCCGGTTTCAAATACGGCTGGGCCCGCTGGCCGCGGGTCAGGTGCCATTGTCCCTTTGCGTCCTGGTACACCCAGGGCGTTTGACGGCCACCGGGGTAATACTTGCCGGTCCCCAGCTCCACATAGGGGGCATATTCGCTGTTGGTGCCTATGTACACCGCAGGCTCCGACGGCTGGACTTGGTGCGTAATGCTGTTGCGCAGATTGCCCGTATCCACAGGACACAGTAGCTTAGAATACCCCTCCGCCGTCAGACCGCACTTTTCCAGGGCTCTCAGGACGGCGGCCTGCATTTCCTCTTTTACAAGGCCGCTGTTGTCGGTAATTTCAACAATCATTGCACATTAACGCGATTTTCGCCGCGCTTCTCAAAACAGAAGTATATTCATTTTTGCCAAAATACATCTTCATAGCTTCAGCAATAACTCTGTACTCCTTAATGTAATCGGAAACAAACTCATCAATTTCTTTTGAACAATTCATCTTAGCAAATACCCCTCTCCGCGCTTGTGGTTCTCCCACTGAGCGAATGTCATGTTTGGCAGTACGCCCCAATGGTCCCGCCGCAGGGCGTCTGATGTATCCACGCCCTCCACCTCCGCAATCAGAGTGCAGCGGCAGTTGTAGACGTTGGCAGGGGCAGCGGATGGGTCGCCCGGAAACATGATATCCCCTAAAATGGATCGAAACGGCTTGCCGTTTGGCTGTACCTGTCCATCCAGAAGCTGATGGGCGTGCCGCGTGCGGTTGTCCAATGTGGACAGCCACCGCTTTTTCAGCTTGATTCCCATCTCCTCCGCCCGAAAGTAGCTGTCCAGCCGGCCGGCATTTTGTGCTCCTGTCACAGCAGTACGTGCCGCTCGAATGGCGCTGGTGCGGTTCATATTTGGAATGTTTGTCTGGAGCCGGTCAGCTAAGTGCTTGATACTCTCCCCCTGGAGGATTCCGCTGGTGATTTGGGCGGTGATCTGCCGCTTGCCCCAGCCCAAGTCTATGCCCCGCTTCACCGCCCGCTTTGGCGGGTAGTAAGGCATCAGATCAGGCCGCTCCACCAGAAGCCGCCGTATTGTCTGTTCGTCTATCAGTTCAAACCCGGCATCACTATAGACGCGCTCAATTTCATAGGCGGCATAGTTTCTGTTAAGCACGTATACCCCTGGCACAGTCTCGTTGATGTACACGGCGGCAATCTCATTTGCTTTTGTCATGCGGTCCGCCATAACATTTCGCAACCCAATAAACCGCTCCCCCCGCCCGATCTGCGCCAGCCGCCATTGCTTGTAATCCTGCTCGGTATATTCTCTTCCATTAACGATGGTACCAATGAGTTTTTTCTGGGCCGCGTCTCGATCCTTTAATCGGTCAAAGTAGGAAACTATTTTTTCCTGAAGATCCTCAGCCGCCTTTTTGTATTCGGCGGCGATGCGGAGCTCCAGGGCGGCAAGCTCTTTGTCTGTGCGGACGTGTGCCGGGTCAGGCTTTTTCTTCACCGTCGCTCACATCTTCCGCTTTTTCGTTATTTTCTTCTTCCCTGCGTGGAGTAAAGACAGCATAATTGCGCTCCTGTGCCACGTACTGACACCCACACGCAGGGCAATCGAAGGTGTCATAAAGGCGCTCGTCAGGGGCGCTCATCGCCGCAGAAAAGAGGCCATCCCTCCCGCCGCTCCTTGATGTATATCTGTTTTCTGATTTTGCCTCAAACTCGAAGCCACATACTTTGCATTTTAGCATTTTCTGTTCCTCCTTCATCATTCCTCACCCCTTATAATCGCCAGCGCTTCCTCCCGCGTCACGCCGATGGAGGTCGTCAGAATCCGAACGGCCTGTCCCTCGGTGATATCGCCGGATTCCAGGCCCTTTATCACTGTGATAAGGCTGGATGTCTGGGAGCCGTTCGGCGTCTTGCCTACAGCCTCCTCAGCGGCGTCGATAGCCTCATCAGTGGTAGGTGCTTCTTCGCCATCCTCACCATCAGAATCATCCTCGCCGCCGTCAAACTTACCCAAATCCTCCGCCGCAAGCTCCTTCAAAATCTCCTCCACCATATCAGCGTCGCCCAGGATGGTCAGCAGCTTCCGGGTGATATATTCCGGCGTTGTGTACGGAGCAGCCATAAGGACTGTCTGCACCTCCTCCTGCTTGTTGACAATCTGGTTTCGGGTGTAGGTGGGCTTGTCCTTGATCCCCGCTAGCTTCAAAATTCCGAGGATGAATTCCGTAACCTGTTCCTCAAACCCGTCTGTTTTCAGGTCCAGCGGCACGTAGCTTGCTTTGATCGCTGTAGCGGTCTGGTTCCCGGCGGTGACAGCGGAGGCGTCAAAGGCCTGGAAGTCCTGGTACAGCTTTTTCTCCAGCATATCAATCGTGGTCTGTGTTCCGGTAAACGGCGCTTCTATCGTGCGCGGCTCTGCGTGTGCGCCTTCCTCGACATTGTCCATAAATGCCACGTGAGATTTTTTGACGATATTCAAAAACCTTTCCGCATCCACATAGTCCATCCCGCCGCAGTTGGTTAGCACCCAATAGATTATATTGCCCTCATCGACGTTGTTCACCATGTTGGAGCAAGAAAGGTCAAGCGCGTCAATGGTGTTCCGCTTTCCGCACAGCTCAGATTTGCACAGTTCATTGTTTTTCAGCGGAACAATTGGAAAGGTTGGATAATTTTCGCCATTGTATATAGCTGATCCATCTTTTTTCGAGGTTTTGGTGTATGTTATATAAGTCCTTTTTGCCTTTCCGTTCTCTTCCCAAATAACCGCCATATCAGAATCCTTTTTCTGAATGTACTCGGTAATGCCGTCCAGCTCATACAGGGTTGCTCGTAAGGGCTTGTCCCGGTCAATCTGCCAGAAGCGGATTCCCGCCATCAGAGCGCCGTTTTCTTCATCGTACAGCGGCACAAACTCCGTTATTTTAAACACTTCCACGTGGTCCATGTTCCAGAATCCGAAGGACACGCCACCTATCAGGGCATACAGCCCCGCACGGCTGACCATCAGGTCGAAATTGTTTCCCAACTTTTCCGATGTAGCTTTGTCCTGAAATGTTACTCCATTTCCCAAAAGGTAGCTGCACTCCTGCCGTACATCCAGACCAAAAAAACTGCTGGCTATCTTGTGATTGGCTGTGTACATATCCTGGTGGGCCTTGCCCTGCATATCGTACAGGATTTTTTCATACCGGTTTATGGTTGGGTTCTCGCCCTGATAGTAGAGCTGGGCGTCCACGGCGGTCTGGTAGATGTCGCTGCGCTTATGGTCAGCAATGGCCGATTTGATAAACGCAATGCGCTCCTTTTCATCATCACCGCAGGGCAAAAGATCTTGGTAAGTTTTCAATTCTGCGGCTCACCTCCTAATCCAAAATAGACCTGTATTCCCTCGTATTGGCCCGCCGGACCAGGCGCAGGGTCTTGACCAGGTAGCGGGTTGCGTCCATGCAGTGGTCGTTCTCCTTCAGCGGCGCGTCCACTCCAGCGTTAATTGCCTTATTGTCCCACATGTAGGAACCGAACTCCGCTATAGTATTCTCGCAGCAGGGCATGAATGCCATATTCCCCGCGCCCAGCATGGAGCACACATCCGAAATGCCCTCCAAGACCGTGTTGTTGGCTTCCTGGGTGTGATAGCCTCTCCTACGCAGTTCTGCTTTCATTGGAGCGGCGGACGGGTCGATGATAATTTTCTTTACCAGGATTCCATCCAGCATGGTATCCAATCTGTCTGCGAGTTCGCTTGTAGTCAGCTGGCGCCGCTCATCCCGCCCGGAGTAGTAATCCTCTCTCAAGCAAATCCAGCGCTTTGTGCCGCGCTCCTTTCGCCACAGCAGGAACACGTTGGGATTCTGGATGCCGTAGTCGGAGGACACATAGTATTTGCCCTCGGTCTCCACCGGCGCTTTCAGGACGTGCCGTTCCTTATCAAACATGGGGTAGACAAGACCGTCCGCCACGCACCGTTCGCCCAGGATATCCCGCCTATACCACACGCTGGACGGGTCATACTGCGCCTTGATCTCCTCCCGGCGTTTATCGGAAATGGAAAGATTGTCGTCGATGGTAAAGTGCTCGTACAGATAGCCAGGGAGGTTCGTTTCCTGATAGTGATCTATGTAGTCCCCGTAAATTCGATGGTTCGGGTTACAGGGGTTAAGGTCCCACAGCACCAGCGGGTCCAGCGCCGCTGCCTGACGGCCAAAAGCCACCTTGATGAAGGATTCCCGGCTGTCGTCACTGTCGTAGTGCTCGTTAATCTCTGTGGCAATCCACAAGCCATAGGAGTTGCCCAAGATACGCTTGTAGCTGTCGGCCTTGCCGCCCCCAGCGAATACAACTACCTTCTCGCCGGTCTGGGTGTAGAGGAACAGGGCCTCATTGTCCCGGTACTTGCCCCACTTGCAGCGGCCACGAAACAGGGCCTCCAGACCGAAGCCGTTGCATACCCCGATATTCAGCTTTGCGTTGCCGATGGTGGAGCCGCTGGCCAAGTGAATCTTGTCCCGGCAAAGCTCCAAATGTGCGGCGGCGATAATGCAGTGGTCAATGGTCTTACCAGACCTGATTGCCCCCTCCGCCACGCAGATGCGGCTTTTTAAGGCATTGTTGATATAGTGCTTGTGCTTGTCCGAGAAGTCAGACCAAGGGATGGTTTGGGTGAGGATCATGTGATATACGGTTTGAATCCGTGAGCAACCAGCCAATCATGTGACTTCTTTTTTTGTTCGGCTGATGCAGAATTAATTTCAATAATCGCTTTGTGAACGCCTGCCCAGAACACCGTTTCGTTTCCCGGGCAAAATCTCACTTGGTATTTCTTCATATATGCCTTAATTTTCTTCTCGTCCAGAGAAAGTAACGCTTCATCGCGCTCCTTTACGAACTTCTCAATATCCATCTTCTCACCTACTCAATTTCTCCGCCAGCGCGGTCAAATCCTCCACGGCGGTCTGTTGTTTGTTCTGCGGCTCCCATGTGCCGAAATGCTTTCCAAGCAACTCAAGAGCCTTAACTTTATCGGCCAGCTTATATTTCTTGATGAATCCCACATAGTTCCCATCACTATCTGCAACATCCTGCACATCTAGGCCAACCAGCGCAGCGGCGGTATCGTCGTCCAGCTTTGATATGTCTAACGGCTTCCCGTTTTTATCGAACATCTTCCGAATATCGAAAAAAGCCAATTTCGCGGTTTCCTGCAAAACCATATCCTGGGTGATTTTGGTTCGTTTCTCGCGCTCCTGTATGGCCTGATTTATTGCAGTTTCAATCTGAGGTTTTCTAAGGTTTTCATAACCAATAACCTCAGCCGTCTTTTTGCTGTATCCGGCCCTGATTGCAGCGGCAGTGGCATTGAGGTCCACCAGATATTCTTGTACAAATCGTTTTTGCTTCGGCGTTAATGCCATCCCCACCACCTCTCCTCAGAAATATAATCAGTTAAACAGAAGTCGGAACGTCTCCCGGCCCTTTGGAGTGACCAGCGTCTGTGTACCGCTCCAGCTGGTTTTGTCGTTGAAGCACTCCTTCATTTCAAACAGCCCGCCATCCACATAGGCCTGATAGGGCATCAGTTTTCCTCTCTGGTCGCGGTAGATGTACTTTTTCTCCAGCAGGAACTTCACAAACGCCCTCGGCTTCGCCCCGATTTCCTTTGCAGTCTCCCGGAAGTTGGTCAGGGTGTTCCGCTCTACCAGTTCGTCGAAGTAATCCGCTTTAGGCTGCATAATCTGGTTTTGGACGGTTAAAGCGGACAGTCTCGCCTCCCGATCTGCCAGCACCTTCTGCGCTACAGTGAGCGCACGGGCCATCAGTTCCTCTGCCGACATCTCTTCCTGTCCAGATATGTAGCCGCCGGTGCGCCGGATGGAAGGAATAACATCATGGGTAATCCACCGCTTAAAGGCTTTCGCCTCCGGCTTGCGGCTCCCCAGCGCCAGGGAGTATAGGCCGGGCTCGTTGACACAGTTGGTAGGTCCTCCGGATAACCCTAAATTCAACTTAGCCTTTTCGTCGTCGTCGAGGCGGTCCAGCGCCATAGATACATTGGAGTGTTCCAGCGCCCGGCACACGTCCGCCGCCACGAACCACGGCTCACCGCCCTGCTCAATGACACGGATTTCACCAAATTGGGGATTCTCAAAGATTTTCAGCTCGTTCATTTGACTACCACCTTTCGTAAATCATTGCCTTATGTTGAACTGGAGCAGGCGGCAAGGCTTTCCGCTTTTCGGGAGCGACCCTAGCCCCAGTAATTCAACCTAAAAAGTTGCAGCAACACCCAGCATATCGGTACTGTGGATATTGCGCCGGATACTGCACACAGCACTGTGTCAGCTGATACTGTGGGCTGTATCCCATGTATCCAGGCACGGGAAGTAAACTCATCACTGCTCCCGCACACAGATTTTGTATCATTTTCCGTTGCGATTGGCCGTTTTGCGCTCTTAGGCTGTTTATCTGTTGGTCTATCTGAGCCGTCATCTGTGCCATCGGCTGATTGATTTGTTGGCGCATTTGCTCCATTTGCATGGATATCTGTTGTTCCAGTGAGGTATTTTGGGTTCCACAATTCAAGTATGCGTGTGTAGTTTCTTTCGATTTCGGCTTCTTCCTGCTTACCCATTCCAGGGTGCCATCCTCGTTCAGACGCAGCCCGTCCAGCCCCCACCAGAGGATGATAGTTTGGTCTACAGGCCACTGGTGCTCCAAAATATCAAGGGCGGCTTTCTCCATCCTGTCGTAATATTCAGAAACGATAAACGGTTCAGTTTTTACTTGATGTTGAATCTGTTTCCGCTGTATCTTGTCGTGAATAAAATATGGGAGAAAAACTATTACAGCTGACGCAAAAAACGCAACGACATAGACAATCATTTTAAAAATTCCTCCCAGAGTTGCAAGAAAATCTAGTCGCTGATACCAAGCCGAATTTTAAGCCGTTCAATTTTGCTCCGTCTGTATTCCTCCACGGCCTTTTCGCACTTGTGTAAAATAATCATTTGCTCCAACATAATTTGAACATCTGCAATTTCCTCTGCAATTTCCTCTATATTGCTTCTTCCTCTTGCGTACTTGCAGAGTTCTTTTTGCAGTTCTGACATTTCCTCAAAAACCATAAGGGTCTGGGCATCCGTTCCCCAAGTCTCCAGCGCAGTCCGAAAAATCATTTTGTCATTCATTTTCTTGTCCTCCATTAATAAATTCTTCATATAGCCGCAGGAACAGAAACCGCAACCTCTCAGGATCAACCTTGCGCTCTATCATCCAAGCCCGGAAATCCTGCCACAGCGCTTCGCTCTCAGCTGCGTGCTGCTCCAGGTCACGCTCAAACAATTCGGGCTGATAGCCGTACTTGCTGGAGACTTCGCCCACACGGTGGCGACGGATACGATCAGCCATCGAACTCCGCCGTTGCAAAATCAATCTCAGGCATACCCAAACATTGAACAAAATCAATGGATTGGTCTATCATTTTCTGATCCTGCGCTTCCTGAGATTCTTTTTCATCATCCACCAAAATCTCTATTGTTGCCGTCATGTATATTTTTACAGGTCTATAGCGTTCCATCGTTTCCTCCAATCCTCAGCTGCTCCGGATAGGTCTCTGTCACCAACATCACCCGGCGGGCAGTGGTGATTTTGTGGCGGTTCATGCTCTTTTGTTCCACATCTTAACTGCGTCTTTCGCTCCATTTGCGGCAATAACCAATTCCCCATCTGGACGGTGGCATATGTTATCTATCCATTCGCACGAACGGCAGCATCCTCTTTTGCACTTGACAATCCATCGGTCTTTTATCTGTGAAAATCTGTCAGTATCAACGATTACAGCTGTCCGCATAAGTTCAGCATCTCCCCCACAAACGGGCACGGCTTCAATTTTTCCATCTCTACACCCTCTCCCAATTCTCTGTTTGTTATCTCCACCGCATAGCGGCAAATCTCACAATCATCAAGGCTGAATTATATTGCAACCCACTCCGCCGTCTGCTACTCAACGCCTAGACACGCTACTATGCCGTTGGTCTGCGTTGCCACTCCGCCACGCCTCGCTCTTGCTTCGCAGGGACAGCCTTGATAATCACGGTACATCTCAACCCCTCCGCAGGTGTCGTCTGTCGGAACCGTAAAACTTTACAAAGCCGGGGTCAGCCAAATAAATAATTCAATTTCATTCACCCTGCCGCTTTCGCACAGCGCACAGGGAAGGCTCGTCTAGGGACTTACGCATCGTGCGCAGCCACAAGGTGATGTCGTACCTCTGGAGCCACCACCCGGTATCGCCCCGGTTGGTGGCGTATATGGCACTATCGCAGTTCCCGCGCTGAATCGCTATTAGTACGACCCGGCTTCACGGTCGTTGCTCCATCCAGTTGAGTTTTCTGTCGATCTGTTTCGGGGCAACAGACGCCCTGGTACAGCCCCCGGTTCCTGCGCCGGGTGGCTGCGTATATGTGCGGGCGGGGATTTGCACCCCGCAATTGAGAGCCAATGCCGGTCTATATCACTCTCGTTACTCCGGCCGCTTTGTGGTCGTGTTTACCTATTCCACCACCGCACATTTTCGAGCGCAGTTCAAGACATTTCCGCTCATTGTCTGCTGGTTATAAAGCCCCCAAATGTCTAACCAGTGCTAAAACCCTTTTGGGCGCTGCCGGGACATTGGATTTCTCCCCCGGATTTTTGTGTTGCCCCGCCGCTCCTACAGATACCCCACGTAGGTACGCAAGGCTTCGGAGACGGCAGGGCACGTGGCTATACTGCGCCACGTCTTTTTTCCGCCACACCAGTATGCATGGCGTATCCGCTTAGATTGTCACACATCCTTACGCCGACCGCCAACCTATGGGGGCCAGTAGCCTAAGCCATTTTTCGATTTGATGCAGTTTTCAGCGGAGTTTGCCCCATTCTGTCCCGCAGGGCTTGCGGGTGCTCCGTGGCCTTTGAAGCGTTTCTCTTGTGCCCGCAGTTTACCAGCACTCCCCGGATTGTGGGGGGCTCTCAAAAGGGGCAATGTAAATGCTGTGCTGAGAACTACAGCACACGCAGCCGCCGTCTTGAAATCGAACCAGAACAGGGCATTTCCGTCCTGTGGCAGCTCCCAACTGAGCTACAGCGGCATATGCGCGGCGGGGAGAAAGAGGCAAAGCCCCGCCGCCATAGGAATGGAGGTCTGCGGGCATGAACGGACCCGCAAGGCTATTATCACACGGATTTTTAATTGGTTCCCACTTTTAAGTGGAATTTTTTAAATTTTCTGTGAGATTATGAAAGGTTATCTGTTTATTTCTTTCTTATCCGTCCGACCGCAAAGATAATCCATTGAGACATTAAAGCAGTCTGCTATGGCCAACAACGAATCCATTCCAGGTTTTGCGTCTCCTCTTTCATAACGCCTTATTGCGTCATCGTTCTTCAGGCCGCAGAGCTGGGACAAAGTAGTTTGGCTGACCCGCCCCCTTAATTTTTTCAGCCGCTCAGGGAACTTGTTTTCTGGCATGTGTCCACCTCCTCCGGCTTGCGGCGGTATATTTTCCCTCCATCAGCCAGCACGCAACCGGGCACCTCCGTATTCCCGTTGCGGTATATCAGGTAGATGGCGTTTTTCGCTTTCGACCATACACGTACCAGCGCCCACCCCGCTTGTGGGTGCCATCCCCGCTCAATCCACACCGGCTCCCCATCCATCTCCCGAAGATCATCAAGGGTCAGCGGGGTGTTGGGCGGTAGTATCACCAGCCGCCCGTCCTTCTCGGCCTGGGCAAGCTCAGCGAGACGAGTATAGGTCACAGCACACCCGCAAGATACGTTTGCAAGCATTTCGGCAAGACCCCGCTCACGTTTCTGGAGCGCATCTATATCCTCCGGCTCTAGCCCGATGTCCTCGTAGGCGGCGAGGCGGACGATTGCACGAGGAATCTTGTTTATTTGCTCTTTTATGTTCGCACCATCATCATTTCTAAGAGCCCACCTACCATCATCTCTACGTCTCGTTGTCAGTCGCTCCATTGTTTCCTCCAATCTTCCGTTCCAGCTCCGCCCAGGCCTCCTCGGTGAGGGGTCGGCCGCAATTTGGACAAAATTTGATTTTTACTCCTTCCCATCCAAATTGATGGTCAAAATACTGAAGATAGCAGTCAACTATCCGATATTCATGAAATCCAGCGCAATCCCAATCATCTTCCCCATATACCGCTTCGCACTCTGCGCACCCCTCCCACCGGCTCCGGTCCAGCTTGATATGTGTCTGCTGAGTGCGGAGGGCCTCAGAAGCCATGCGGCAGGCCTCCTTCAGCTCGCGCACGGCTGTATCCTCTCTACGCTCCCCTGGCCCATAGGCGGCGGCGATGCTTTCTACGTGCTCCATGAGGCTAAGGGCTTTAATTGCTTCTCCTATAGTCATAGGTCTCACCATCCTTTTATTTCTGTCTGAGCAGAATCCGGTTCGCATTTACGCTGTTTTTTTCTTTCCCGAAACTCCAAAAATCTCCTGGTATACTCATAGCTCTGGCCAAATACAGATACCACTGCCTTGTATCGTTTTGGTTCAAATACCTTTACCAACTCCAGTTCTTCCTCAAAATTTTTACCAAATGGACACCCAGCGCACCCGGTGCGGCTCATTCCCCATACCTCATAACAATCAGACCGTATTATTTCAAAAAATTTCTTATACGCCTCCTTATCTAAATCAGACCACCAAAAAAGAGGACGATAATTGTCAGGCCCAAACGGCACATCGTCAAAACAGCTTTTGTATGATGTGGCTCTAGCCCCTCCTTCTTTCTGTCGAACTCCAGTGCAATTTAAATCGAAGCCACCTTTTTTTAAAAACTCGTGTGACGGTCTTTTCTTCGACCAATTACAGCAATCCGCAGAAATTTTAAAGTTTGGCGGATTTAAGATCATAAATTCTTTAAGTTTATTTACATGCTCAATATTAAATCTAGATATTCTCCCGGTTTTTGTTTTAAAGTCGTTGCACCACCATCGCAGCGCTGCCCTACATTTTGGATACTTTAACACAAGTTCATCTAACGTTCCATTTTCCCATTGAAATCCATGTTTTTGTAGTCTGAAAATCATACCAGATACATATTTGCTCCAAAACGGAACACCATACTCCCTGCAACAATTAGGAATCGTCTTTTTTGGTTTCAGTTCAACGATTTTTATTCCATATACATCTTCCAAATATTTGATGTGATCTTTTGTGGCGTCATATTCAAGTCCTGTATTATTAAATACAAATGTAGTCTTCTCTTTCCCGCCACACCGAATTATCATATCTAGCAGAATATCGCTATCATATCCTCCAGATATTGAACACATAATTTTCGCATGTTCACATATTTGATCAAACATTTTTATCATGGATTCCTGTACCACACCACTGGGAGGAATTTCCCCCCTTGAAAGTATTTCTGATAAAGAAAGTGGTTTTATGTCACGTCTTTCTTCCTCAAATAATTTAACTTGATTGTCCCCATTCATGCCAAAATTCTTCCCCCATTTTTAAGAACGCATTGTTTTAGATTGTCCATCTTTATCACAGTCCTTCTTTCTCTCGGAGGTTGCCCTTTTCGCAGGCATCCTATGGGTTACATCATGCTGAATAGTGTCTCCTGGCCCTCCTCTATGGCAGCTTCCTGCTCCATATCCACAAGCATTTCGCTCCAGGCCCTTCCGCAAAACTCTTTTGATATTTCAAATCCATAGCTGTGCCGCCCCAGCTCGTATGCCGCCCGGAGGGTTGAGCCGCTGCCGGCGCAGGGATCGATCACCACATCTCCGGGATCGGTAAAAATCTCAATCAGCCGTTTAAGCAGCTTGACTGGTTTTTGTGTGTCGTGGATCTTCGGAACACTGTCTCTGTCTCTTTCCCACAGGAACCAGTTAAAAACCATTCTTCCGTCGTTGTTGAATTTCGGGAGCTTGTCCCGGTAGAGCAGAAGCCCGTACTCCGTAGCGCCGACTATCTTCATATTTGCCTTGAGCACCTGCGGGGAGTAATTCTTGATGAACACCAGTGGAATATGATGAGAAAATCCGTATTTTTCACCGTACTGCACCACTGTCTGAAGCTGCTGAAAGGAGCAGAACACCAGCATGGCTGGAGCTTTTCCTTTCTCCTTTGGCTCCTTGATTAGC